GCGTACCTGAAGGTTCCGGTAAGAAAAAAGTTGCTAAGCCTACAAAGAAAAAGGGCAAATAATGACTACTAAGAAAAAAGAAGTAGCTAAGGGTAAAGAGTACAAAGGCTCTGCTGCTAATGGTGGTCGTAAGATTATCGTAGAACACTACAAGGATTCAGCAGGTAAGTGGCATACTACCTCTAAGAACGCTGCTCGTGCTAAGTACGAAAAGAAGCACGGTAAGTTAGCTAGAGGCACAGACGTAGATCACAAGAACAACAATCATGATGATGATAGCGCAAGCAACTTGCGTCCTTTGAGTCACGGTAAGAATACTGCCAAAGAGAATAAGCGCAGAGCTGGAAAGAAGAGCAAATAATGGGACAGTTTGATAATTACGGTATAGATCCTATTGGAGAAATAGGATTACCTAAACGCGGCAACCGTGCATTCCTTGAACGTTACGAAAAGCCTAAACCTAAAACTAAAAGTGCACCGGCAGGATCTCCACCACCCGGACCTAAAAAGCCAGGACCAAATAATAATGATAAAAAAGATCCTCCAGGTGGAGCACTTGTACCTAGAAAACCAAAACCTAAGTATCCTTCTAATGGAGCAGCTAATTTAATAAGGAAATAAAAAAGGCCCCAGTTACGGGGCCTTTTCTATTTACTTTGGAAAATCATCAAGCCAGATTGTTACAGCCGGCTCAGACGATGTTCCATCGTATGCGTTTGGTCCTAATCCCCAGGACCCAAAGTCTTCTCCACGGTTTGTCATGTAGAAGGCCGCTTGGGCATTTGTTACTGGGTCTAGTAGTTCAGCATTAGATTTAATACCAAATTTTTCTCTTCGGATTTCTCCAAGACTACCCAGCATATTGATCTGGAATAGCCCGTAGGAGTTATCTCCTGTTGAGGACGTTTTATTATGGGAACCCGAGTTGCCCCTAGACTCTCGCATAACGATTGCCCAAGCTAGCTTTTGGGAGTAACCCTTGAAGCCAACCAGTTCAAGCATGTCTGCCAGGTCTGTAGGACTGAACTTAGTAATTTCCCGATACTTGTCTAGAGGATCAACTATCACTTGGACAGTGCTCACAGTGGGTGTATCAACCCGGTTGTATACCGCGTAGGCTTGATTTGTAGTCACTATTGTTAGCATTGCTGCCATCAGGATTACTTTTGCCTTTAATACAGTCTCTTCATTAAATTTCACACTATCTCCTAGGCTAGAAGGCCAACCCGAATTTCTTATCATCTGTCACCTGATAAAAAATAGCCTGGCGTCTGTCTGCCAAGCTAGTTGCAACCCTTTTGTTTCGTTGTTAGTGTTGGGGGTTTTACTCCCCTAATAAATACTATACCAGTAAATACAGGGTGCGTGCAACACAGAGTCTGATATGATATACGTCTGTATATATCACCTAAAGGAGCTAAAAATGGCGAAATGTTTAAATTGCGAGGATAACGCTGTATTTCTCGTAAAGAATCAAGGCACGCTTGAGCAGGAGTTTTGTGACGTACATCTCCCTAAAATGTTTAACCGTAACTCTCTACCTAACATTGTGCATGTAATTAATGCTGTTACTCCGTACGATTCTCTTCGTGCAGAAAAAGAAGCTGAAGTAGAGGCTGTACGTGAAAAGACAAAGGCTAAAAAGAAAGCTGAAGCTGAAGTTGTAGTTGAAGAGACACCGGCTGAATAATGAGAGTTACGAGGGTAATAACAAAGCAAGGACATCCAGTACCAAAAACAGCCGGATACGCTAAAGGCCCTTTCCCACCAGAAATATATACCCCTACTGAAGTAATTGTTGATTATCAACCTTTAGATGAAGATACTCCTATTGGTGGAACAGCTCAAAACAATTTTGCAGAGCTACGCGAATTTAGGTGTAGACTATGTGGTGAAATTATGTTTGAGCATAAAACAGCTGATCATACATGTGAGGGCGATTTAGATGGCGAAGACGCGTGATGTAGGTAACTTTTACTGGCATACTATGGTGTATCCGGTAAAACCACCTGTTATACTCGATAAAGCAGAGACACAAGAAATTGATGGAAAATATAGAGGTGGAAAGGGTTGGGCTATTCGTCTTCCCTTTACCAGGCTAGCAATTGTTGTAGGAAAGTGGACAGCCACTTTTAGTGAAAGCATGGCTTTAACAAGAGCCATCAATGGACGAGCTATTGAAGAAGATTCGTTTGATTGGGATACAGTAAGATACGGGGCAGAATATGAAGATATTTAAAAGCAAAGAAGCTCGTGAACTAACAAAGATTGAGCGAAGAGTGGCAAGCCTGCCTACTTCCGAACTCCTTGGTTGGACAGATCAAATTATGTTCACAGTAGGTCGTAACCTATCTGCTTGGATGAAGAGTCAAAATGCAGATACACTAGAAGAAGCTCGTGTTGGAGCTGAAGCGCTCCACGCTATTCTGGATACTTTAAGTAAGAGAGTGGTTAAGTGAGTGATTTAGAGGACGACCTAGAAGAGTTTGACGTCGAAGATGAGTTTGATGCTGAAGAGATAGGTTTAGAAGAGCCTGTAGAAGAACTGTCGGAACTATCAAAAGAATTTGTAAAAGTCCTTGTAGATAAGATCATGCAGTTTATGGTTCTACTAGTGGGGCACGAATTGCACCCGTACCAGCAACCTCTAGCACGACGTGTTATTGAGTCTATTATTATTAATGATGGTGAAGAAGTAACTGCTTTAGCCTCACGTCAGTCAGGAAAGTCAGAGACTATTGCTAATACCGTAGCTACTCTTATGGTTATCCTACCTAGACTAGCGATAATGTACCCAGATCTTTTGGGTAAATTTGGTGACGGTATTTGGGTAGGCATGTTTGCTCCAGTTCAAAACCAGGTAGAAACCCTATACGGACGCACAGTTTCACGCTTAACTAGTGAGCGTGCTATGGAAGTGTTTGGGGACCCAGAGATTGACGATATCCCTACAAAGACTCCAGGTGTAACTAAGAACATTAAGCTTAAGAAGTCCGGCTCTACCCTAATGATGATGACAGCTAACCCACGAGCTAAGATTGAATCTAAGTCGTTTCATTTAATTATCATTGATGAGTGTCAAGAAGCAGATGACTTTGTGGTCTCAAAGTCTATTGCGCCTATGGGTGCGTACTATAACGCTACTATTGTAAAAACCGGCACACCTACTACCCACAAGAACAACTTCTACCGAGCTATTCAGCTAAACAAGCGTAGACAGATGGGCACACGAGCTAAACAGAACCACTTCCAGTGGGACTGGAAAGATGTAGCTAAGGTTCAAACTAACTACGAAAAGTTTATTAAAAAAGAAATGCTCCGAATTGGAGAAGACTCAGATGAGTTCCAGCTCTCGTACAACTGCAAATGGTTGTTAGAGCGAGGCATGTTCATTACATCTTCAATAATGGACGATCTTGGAGACACATCACAAGAACTTGTAAAAAGTCACTTCAGATCTCCTGTTGTTGTTGGGGTGGATCCTGCACGCAAGATGGACTCAACAGTTGTGACTGTTGTGTGGGTAGACTGGGATAGACCTGATGAATTTGGCTACTATGATCATAGAGTACTTAATTGGTTAGAAATTCAAGGCGATGACTGGGAAGAACAATATTTCCAGATCCAACAGTTTTTATCTAACTACGATGTACTAGCTATTGGTGTAGATGCCAACGGTGTTGGTGACGCTGTAGCTCAACGCTTAAAGATTCTTATGCCAAGAGCAGAAGTAATTTCAGTTACCTCTAGCCCTAGTGAGCAATCAAAGCGTTGGAAACACCTACAGGCTTTGATCCAGCGTCAGATGGTCTCTTGGCCTTCCCACGCTAAAACCAGGCGGTTGCGTATTTGGAAGAAGTTCTACCAACAGATGACAGATGCCGAGGTACAGTACAAGGGACCTAACTTCCTAGTAGCTGCCCCTGACGAAGCCCACGCACACGACGATTTTGTGGATTCTTTAGCCCTGGCTTGTTCTTTGACCCAAGAAATGGTTATGCCCACTATTGAAGTCAGTGCCAGTCCTTTCTTTTAATTATTATCTTTAATGTGACAAAACGTCGCGTACGCGACAGAATTATCCCGAGGACCTCAATCCCAACCCTATAGGAGAATAAACAATGGCAATGGAAAATATTGCACCAACACCTCAGTTTCCTGAGCGTGTAGGCTCAAGCTATGAACGCAAGTTCAGCCCAGCAGCACCAGGCCTTCGTGGCCCACTTCGTTTCGAAGAAGGTATTGCAACAGATACAGACGTTCCAAATGATTTCCAGCTCGGCTTGGATCAGGGTTACGACACACCAAACGGTCGTCCTAACCACAACATGAACGTAATGGAAAAATATGCAGAAGAGACAATGAAAGAGCGTGCTCACGTTGGATCTGCTTCATGGGTCGAAGCACCTACATATCTTGGCGAATTTTCACAAGGTAACTTTGGTGACCACTCTGAAGTTGTTATCGAAGAAGTTATCCGTTCAGGTGCCCGCTATGGTCGCATGAACCCTGCTTCAGTTAACGACTAATTACTGTATACTAATGTTGTCCCCGGCCGCAAGGCCGGGGATAATACAGGGGAGAACCATGGCGAATGTTCGCAAGTACCTAAAGACCTACGAAGCTGTTAAGAATCAAGCTGCGGCTAGATATCCTAAGCATCGTGGTAAAGGTACATCGCCACAAGCTAATAAAATTATTAGCCAACAGTGGGCTCTTATTGGTGGTAACGAACCACAGAGTTTAAAAGAAGCTGATCCAAAAAATGTTGATTGGGACAAAGTAAAAGAAGATCGACAAAAAGAAAAAGTAGCACGCAGAAAGCGTGAGACGAAGAAAAAAGGATTCGTAGTTTGAGGGCAAACATGATGGGAAATAACTAATGGCCGGTGGTATTGATTTCAGTCCTCCGTCGTATAGAGCGTCGTCGAGTGATTTAACTATCTCTATTTCTCCACTTGGATTAGTGGAACTAGCAGATGAAGAGTTTGAAGTTCATGGCCCACGCCTAAATCGTTACTCACTTAATTGGGCAATGTACCTTGGTCACCACTGGTCTTATCGCCGTGAAATTGGCGAGTCACAGATGGTGTACAACTATTATCGCGCATTTACAGATTTTATTATTAACTTTACATTTAGTCGCGGAGTACAGTTCCGCAGCCCAGTAGCCACAGAAGCTATCATCCCAGACATCCTAAAGCGTGTGTGGGAAATTGATAACGATAAACGTGGCGTACTATGGGAAATGGGTCAGCAAGGTGGAGTATCAGGTGACTGTTTTGTCAAAGTAGCCTATGAAGAAGCTTACGCAGACTCAATTGGCCAGGTTCACCCAGGACGTGTA